GCTTCCAACCGTTAAAACTCGCTCCCCCCACCGCAATGCTTGCCACGCCTGCCGTCTGCCAGCTAAGCGCATCAATTTCGGCTTCACATATAACGGTGGTCGGTTGCGCCATTTCTATTCCGTATACTAGTTCGCGAATGGGCCAGCCGCCTTTATGATACCAGAAAGTCTTACCGTATACTGTGCGGTACTTCACGTTTGCTAACTGATTATTCGGAAGGTTCCACGGAATCACAGCCGCCTTGCCTCGCGCATCATAAAGCACGCCCATTTGCCGCTGGACGTCCTCGCTGATTCCCCGCGATTTTAAATACGTATAATCTTCGGTGTATTTCGTCATGATGTCCGCATTCAACGACTGCCTAGATCGCTGAATACGTAGATTAATAGGTTTGAGCGTAACTGTGTCGCCCGTTTCGTCTTGCCATCCGTATTCGCCGAGTAAATATTCCTCAGTTTCTTCATACGTTTCATTGCGTAAATATGCAAGCAATTTTGTAAAGTTGCCGCTTGCCCATTCTGCGTCGTATGCGCCACTGTCTCCGAAACAGCCGGCATATTGACCGGTAAAGTTTACGAAGAATGACGGCGTTTTGTCATAACGGAAGGGCGATGCTGCGATTAATTTATCGGATGACCATTTCGGGCGGACCCAGTTAAACTGCTCGAGCTCGGCGCGGATGTCGATTTCCACCGATTGCCCGCGAACCTTAATCGTTGACATTTGGAATCACCCGCCAATACTGCGCAATGTCCTTTATTGTACATTCCGGAGTGCGCCACGAGCCTGCTGAATCGTCAATCGACTCAATATATCCGGTAAACTCGCTGACTTTTACGAATTTACCAACGGAATTATTAAACTTGCTGCGTACCATGTCGCCGTTTTTCATAGGACATCCTCCTTACGACATATTTTTAATTTTACCCCTTTATTCCGATAGTGAATAGGGGTGAAATTTGTCGAATTGTCTTTTTTGTAACTATTTAGTAATATTCGTAACACTTTAGAAGTCGAACTGGCTGACAGCCGCCTCGCCGGTCGCCACCTCGCGAACAATTCCGTAATTCGGTAAATATAAAACTTCGACCTGCGTCCCTTCACCGCCATTTCGTCCTTTGCCAATCTCGATAATCCCCGCACCATCCAGCGTATCAATCCCGAACACATTCGCCGCATCCTCGAGCACTGCCTTCGTCTTCTTAATTTCGGCACGTTTTGGCGCCCGTAGCTCGCGATTGCCTTCATCGTCGCGGTCGTCCTTTACTTCATCCGCCTGTGTGATGACGTGAATCACTGCGCCAGTCAGTCCGGCTAAGCGCCTGATCCTCTTCGAAGTATTGGCAACATCACCGCCGGCCACTTTAGACGTGTTCGCTTCGTAGTCCATCAGATAAATCGGATCAACGACCACAACGTCAGCCTTTGTCGCAAGAATGTCCGCCTCTAACTGCTTCACGTCCCGCGTAAAGAAGTCGGCATCGTCCGCAGCTCGGAGCGTCAAATTGCCGGAAATGTGCTGGCCTTCCGCCATTTCAAGTAAGAAGGTTTCAAAGCCCGCCTCGAATTCTTCCGACAGTTTGCCCGTCAGTAGCGCTCTATTTTCGAAGCCGGCATCATAATCGACACCTTCTATATTCGCGTTGACCGTGCCTGCTCGAGCGCTGATTGCCGAGTATGCGCGCGCCATCCACTCAAACCGCGACATTTCGCAAGCCCAAACCAATACGTTCGCACCGTTTGCTGCGGCTTCAATCGCCTCCTCCATAACAAAGACAGATTTTCCACGACCGGACCTTCCATGCCAAGTATACATGTTACCGCTATAATACCCCCCTATTTCTCGATTAATTGATTCGAATTTTGAGCGCCAAATCTTAAATGACTCGCCCATTTTGCGCTTGCGGTATTCATTTAGGAATGATTCGGCGTCTGCTTTTATGTCTGTTCCAATTTTACTACGAACATCTGTTCTTAGAATAGCATGTTCTATTTCCTCTTTCAACCATTTTAGTACATCAACGCCGTTTGATGTTTCATTTAAATTTCTTGACAATTCACCTTCTCTATGTTCACCGCTTTTAACGTCTTTCTTACCGTTTATCAATTCTACAAGCCAGTTTTTTGCTTTTGCACCTTTTATTTGCTTTGTTAAAAATTCATACCCATCCGAAACTTGAGGCGCATACCACTTATCAAAGTCTGGGACTTCCGCAGCAACCGTGGCGTAGCTTGGCGCCATACCACGGTTCTTCTCTGCGTAGTCAACTATATATCGATAAGCTTTTCGTTCGCTTTCTGTCGGCAGGTCTTTCTCGGAAATTCCAAAACGGTTTAACGCTTTTACATCATTTGAATCTATTACTTTAGAGAGTAACAGGCCCCCATATTGCATTAAATCGCCTCCCCGTTTTCTCTTAATTTATACGAGTTTGCGTGACATCTATAGACATGTTTACGGTACCCATCAACGGTCATAGCGTTTGCCGACGCTAGCCAGGTGATTAGATTATCAAACTTTGTCTGAGAAAGGTGGAACCGTTCTTGGTTACGTTCATACCACTCGAATATGTTAGCGTGTTTTTTGGAGTTGTTTAAGTCCTCTCTTAATGGAATCATATTTTGAAAGGTAGTACCCCCGTGTCCAGTGGCTAGAGGAATAACGTGATCCAATTCGATGTTTTTATCTCCAGTTAATGCGCAACAACCACCGAAATTATCCAGTATGGTATCTAACTGTTCTTTAGTTAGAGTATCCGGCAATGATGCTTCTCTTGAACGTCTTCGTTGCTTTATTAGTTTTGCTTTGTCGGGATTTGATTCATACCAATGCTTATTACGCTCGAGCTTTTTTTCACGATTAACATCATAATAACTGCTTTTTTGTTTTAGTATTTCGTCCCGATTGTCCTCATAATATTTCTGATTTCGTTTTAAGGTTATCTCACGATTTGTTTCATAACTTTTATGTCTCCGTGCCACTTCACAGACTTTACAGTTTGATCGTACACTGCCAAAACACCCTTTTTGTTTCGGGAATTCAGTTAAGTCCTTTATTTCCTTGCAAATTGTGCATTCTTTTCCTACGATGGTACCATCTTTTTCAATGTAACGGGTACCTGATAAATTAGTTTTCATCTCGGTGCCTTCTGCCAATTAATCCACCTCCGTTAACTTCTTCAGCTCGCAGTCAATCGCCATTACCCGATCGCCATACGCCTCATCATTCGTCTTCGCCAGCATATCCGCAGCCCAATTCCGCAAGTCTAGCAAGTTATCAATCTGCTCGCCGCGCTTCTTCCGCATCTCCTTTTGTTCCTTCGCCAACTGTGCGCTTAACTCCCTCGCAGTCGGCTTACGTGGTTCTTTCGGATTACTCATCGTCTCATCCCCTCCGAACATAATAGTCATCCATTCCGGTTTAATTGGCGAAGGCGCTTCGTACTCAGGCGGATTTGCTTCGAGGTATTCTTCCGCCTTGTCTGCCTCGACCACTAATGTTATGTCTTCCTCGGCGCATTCGATCCAGTCGGACGTCAGCACGTCATAAACTTCGTAAATTACATCGGTCCATTCTTCGTCTTTATTTTGCCAATGTTCTATACGGCGTCCGTCGATTTCAAATAAGCGCGGATAATACCCTACTACTTTTACGATGTCGCCGAAGTTGAATTCCGGTTTGTTCATTCGGATGCCTCCTCGTAGATGTTTCCGATTACTCGACCGCCTTTTGCTGCCTGCATATTCAAATGATCGCCACTATCGGATTTGTCGTGGCAGTAAAAGGACGCGTACTCATCGTCCCATTTAATCACCATCGGCCAATCTCCGTATTCTTCTGTATAAACGATGTCGCCTTCGTAAATCTCAACGCCGTTCTTATCGGTCAAGCCGGTGAACTGCAACAATATTAAATCGTTATCTAAATACGCAGGGCCATCGTATGCCCACTGCTTATTAATCGACGCGTAACCTTCAAGCGTAATTTCAACTTCCATACCATCCGGTCTGAAACTGCCTTTATAATGCGTTTTTATTATATCGGTGTCCGCATAAATCATTTTGTTTTCCGTTTTATCCCAAGCGCGAAACTTAATCGTCCTCATCAACGTCTCCCCCTTTTCGATTCTCCTCCGAAATGCAACACGGCACACATATCGCGCATCCTATCGTAAAGCCTGGCGTCAAACACGACCGCCATTTCCTCAATCGGTAAATTCGATGTGAAAACCGTAGGCATTCCGTTAACCGTCCGATAGTTAATAATCGCGTGAATGTACGCTCTGAACGCCTCGCTCGCCGACCTCACTCCGATGTCATCTATGACCGCAAAGGGCGCCGTCTGTGCGCGTTTGATTACCGCCTTAATACTGTTGATGCCCGCCTCGTCGTTCGTCATTGTAGCGAGGTTGTGGTCGGTCTGAAAGGCGTTCACATCAAGGAAGTAAGCCGGAGTCTGCGCCGCTTGCCTATTGCGTTTCAGACTTCCGAGATAATGGGCGATCATCCATTCGTTCAAGACTGCGATTGCCGTCGTCGTCTTGCCTGTTCCGGGCGATTCACTAAATAGGAATAGCGATTTTATGCGCGGTGCTTCCGTGTCGAACATGCGCTCAAATGTCGCTGCATACTTTTCGATAGTTGCGTAAACCTTCGCTTGATTTTCGCGTGCTGGCGATGTGGCTAGCGTGAGCATCCTGTAGTCGGCCGGTGTGTTAACGTTGGCGACTCGACCGCCCGTTCCGCTGTAGCCGTGCATGCTAATATAAGCGCTACAAGTTCGGTTGCAATTCGGACCATTGGCGAGACGGCACCGCGATGCGAGAATGCAGTTATTTGCGTGTGTCATCTGATTCCTCCTTTGCTTAATCTTTTCCTCGTAGTGCGACTTACTTTTTCTCTACACTCATCCTCGTTAACAAAGCGTCATTTTTCTTTTATTTCGTGCATACACTTAACCATCAACATTAAGGAGTGGTTACAAATGGGTAAGTGTTTGCGATGTCAAAAGCCTCAAAAAACTACTGTTTCCTTCTGCAAAAGTTGTATAGATAAAGACTTAAAGGAACGAAACGAAAAACGAAAGAAACAAGGTAAGAGTGTATACAAGTAATTCGCATTGGTTATACTCTTGTTAGTAAAAAACAAGGAGTGATAACCTTGAAAAGACTTAATCTGTTAATAGAAAACAGAACAGTTGAACGTTTAGATGTTTTATTAAAGATTTATCAAGAAAAAGATCCTCAATGTACTTATAATGAATTAATTGAATACCTTATAACTTGGGCATGTATTCAAGAGAAAGTGATTTCTTAATAGGAATCACTTTTTTCTTTTTTTAAATCATCAATCTGTTTTTCTAACGTTTCAACTTTTTCGGCTTGATTGATAAGCCATTTACCAGCTTCTTGAATATCCTTAATATTTTCCATTGATAAAGCAGCTTTATTTGCAAACATTGTTTTATAGTATTCTAAGTCTTTCTCCATTCTCTCGCCCTCCTTTTACGCCGCAATTTACACTAATACGAACTTATAACCAATCATCGTCAAACTCTTCCGTCTGCTCAACCGCCTGCTGCACGGCCACCTTCCGCTTCACATCCGCCTGCACCCGTTGCCACACCGCCGTCTTATACGTCCATAGCCACGTAAATGAAACGCCAGGATATTCGCGCGTCCCTTTATGGCTCCGGAAGCACTCGTCAACGAAAGCCTTGACCAACTCCGGCTCGTATTTGCGTGGCTTTTGGCGTGTGCCGATTAAGCCTCCGATCAGTCCGCGTTCAGCCGACCAACTTCGGAATGGTCGATACTCGACTCCGTAGACTTGCGAGTGGCGTTCGGCGATGTAGGCTAGGAAATCATTCGTAGTCCAATTGGCGACAGGCTTTTCGTTGTAATTTACCGTCATGCTAGTTCCTCCTTAATATAAATCTCCGTGAGTTATAATTGCGCCACATTTGTCACAGCGTATAGTGGCGGTATCTTGGTCTTTCCAGACGTGCTTACAAAATAATTTTTTAATTAGACTCATTCCGTTTCCTCTTTTCCGTCAATTTCGTTTTGATACGACTTGATTAGAAATTCGTGATAGCTTATCGTTAATTCCCTACCTGTCCCGACTACTTCGTCTATAACTCTCCGTGCGCAATCATCATAACCTTCGAGAATTTCATGCGCTAACTTTCTTAACCGCTCAATCTCCGCAAGCAAATCCGGCACGTCTTCGGTTTCTTGCGACGCCATAAAACGGATAATTCTTCCGGCGTCTGCCATTGTTTCATCGCACGGTCCGTGAAGTATGCTTTTCGCTAAACTAACGGCTTCACTATAATTACTTAATTCGCTCATCGTATACTCTCTCCTCTAATTTAATTCCGAGCATCCTCAACGTTTCCTTGACGCCATCAATCGTCCCTTGCGTATACTCATCCGGTTCTGCCTCCGCTAGATACCGCAGATACTTTTCGATGGTTGCGATAAGGGCTGGCGATAGGGTTACGGTCATTGGTCCGCCACCTCATATCCGCAAATCAGCGCCTCCATTAACTCATCGTAATCGTGGTCGAAATGGCGAAGGATGATTTCGGATCGCTCAGCCTCGTAGCCTAGCGAAAGGATGTCGGTGAAGGCTTCGGATTTAGTATCGGCTAGGTCGGTGTAGTGGCGGATGGCTTCGGCTACGTTTTTAGGTACTGTTATCTTATTATTCATTTTCGCATATCTCCTTTTCGCATAATCTTTTATTATTTAAAGCGTAGCGTCGAATTTATGAGACGCAATGTTTTATGGTTCTCGTTATTATAGTTCTCGTTACTATGGTTATTGTTTATGTGACGTCCGCCGAGTGACGCTTACCGTGTGACGCTAGAATATCTCGAGCCCACTTATCGGCAATATAGTATATCTGACGTTATCCCACGTTTGCTTATCGTGATCCCGTGATTGCACCTTCTGGACGACGGCCCGCCCTTGCCAGCGATAATCACAAAGCGACTTGATGCGCCGATTTGCCGTTTCCCTGGCGACATTTAATCGTTGCGCTATCGCATATTGCGTCGGATAGCATTCGCCGTGTTCGTCCATGAACGCTGCAATTACGCAAAGTGTCTGCCAGCGCTCCGGACCCATGTCGGCGATTAGTCCGCTGTGGACAGCTTCGACGTACATTTTTACGAAGATGCGTGTTTCCTTCTTGCCGGTGGTTAGCGATAGTTCGGATTGTGTTTCGATTGATACGAGATTGCTACGGGTAGGCATATTTTATACCTCTTTCACTACTTGTTTAGCGATATCCAGCGCTAGGTCGTTCAACCCTAAATGTCTGATAGCATCGCTTGCCCAAATCTGAGCGCCTCTCATTCCGTGAGGCTTTGCTTTCCTTTCAGCAATCAGTTTCTTCTTTTCTTCATTTACTTTCACCCCTGTTTGCGCATAAATTTCAGCGTAAATCCTTTTGTACGCAAGCATTTGTTTAGACTCTTCACTCACGTATTGCTTTACGTACACCGAAAAGTCAGGCTTACTTGGCTCAAGCTTTTCTATACTTAATTGAACGGGTGGCTTTACTGAAACACCTCCTTCAATTTTTCGCTTAATGTCTATTAAAGAAGTTTCTTTCTTTTCCGGAAGTGCCAGTTGCAACGTGTCAAGCCCGAATACCTTCGCAGATATTGCCGGAAATAACATGCGAGCTTCCTCCGCGAACTCCTTACCGAAAACTATTGCTACCCCACCGTTTTTTACGTTTTTTAAACTCAACATTTTAATCGCCCCTTTTATTGGTTAATAATAACTACATCAGATTCGTTTAAATTGCGCTCGATAGACTTCAGTAACGAAAACATACTTTGAATCGCGTTCGAATATTCCGACTTACCTTCGCCGATCATTCCGTTGAATTCTTTCGCGAAATGTGTTAGGTGTCCGTACTTCTCAACAAACTTTCGTACATCCTCAGTAAACTCAAACACTGAATATGTGATTGCGTCTCCGTTAGTTACTCGCGTTGTCTTGCCTTCGTACATCGATACGTCACCGAAAAGCTCTTCGTATTTCCGAAGCTTTAGCTCCGCTGATTCGTCTTTAACTTCTACATACTCGGTGCGAATTTCCGGCTCTTTATCTTCGATTGACTCCAGTGTGTCGCGTAGGATCTGCGCATCCTTTAAGGCCAGCTCGCGCTGTGCTTCCGCTTCTTTTAAAGCTTTCTTAACTTCTCGTAGTTCACGGACGGTCATTTCATCAACATTTTTTGTTTCACCGTTTGATGTAATAAAGTGCGATTTTTCTCGGTATTCACGAGGCATTGATGCAATTTCATAAAGTACGTTTAATCCCAAATGTGACGACGTCGTCATTTTTCTTACGTCAATTTCATCGGCGACTTTCATAAATCGGTTAGCTTGTCGATAAGGAATACCAGCGGACTTCTCGCACCAGACTGTGAACTCGCCGTGTGCTAAATCGTTGTCTTTAACATATTTAAGTCTTTTCCCAATTTCAAAAACAGCTTGACCCGCGATTTGTTTATACGAATTAATTTCCGCTGCGATAACGTTAATGTCTCTACTTAACTCGTCGAAGTCACCGCCTTTCGTTAAGTCCGTCATACCACCACTCCTTTAATATTCTCCGTGTGACTTTTTCGCCTTACATTTAGATTGACGCACCACATTTCCTTTTCGGACATTTTTACGCAAAAAAAATAACGATGCTTTAATTAGCACCGCCATTCATCCGTTTTATATAACTTTCATTTATTATTCGCTCAAGCTCTTTTAATATCGGATTGCCATTCACCAGTTCCTTTTCGAAATGTTGGCGCCGTTCTTCCTTCGATAACTCCATTAAAGGCGAGTGTATAATTCCGATAGTATTTCCTATGATAATTTCCTTCACGTCAACCACTCCTTAATTATAT